TATCTTTGAACTTAAATAGTAATCAGTAAGAGTATCATTTATTTCTAATTTAGTATAGTAACCATCTAAAGTATCATTAACGTAATCATCATCTACTAATGAATCTCCATATACAAATATAACATTCTCTCCTACCATGGTAAGAGTATCTATAGTTGCTATATTAGTTCCTATATGATCTGCATAAAGAGAATCTCCAAATGCTGCATCAAATACAAATTCATCTTTTACTACATAAATAGTATCATGTCCTGATGTAAAAATATTATTTATAGAATCGATAATAGTACTTACTACATATTGATTATCTACTAATGTATCTCCTAATACTTTAATTACATTTATAGAACTCATATATAAAGTATCAAGATTAATTTTATTACTAACTATTACATTTATATCTGCACTATCACTTTCTACTTTTCTTGATGTAATTATTTTATTACCTGTAGAAGAAGGATACCAATAAGTACTATCTACAATTACAGATTTCAATGAATCAGAATAATCATTTGCATGAGATTCTGCTGTATCTACATAATTAATTGTAACTACTTTTAATGAATCCGCATAATCATCATCTATTAGTGTATCTCCTAAGACCTTAATTACTCCTACGGTTCCTATATATAAAGTATCAGTTATAATCTTATCTCCTTGTACTCTTCCTTTTACTGCTATTAATGTATCTCCACTTATAGTCCAATATAGACTATCTACTCCTGATACATAATCTCTTACCCATGCAGGATTAATAAGTGTATCTTCATATATCTTTGTCACTGTATCCGTACCATAGATAAATGTTCCTGTACTTGAAATAGTTAAATTCTGCGTAAATCTATTTACTCCAGGATAATATTTTGTTTGACTAAATCCTATAAATGCTATAAACATAAATAGAATTATTAATTTTATCTTCTTCATAGTTTTATGATATTAAATATACTTAAACTTAAATCGTCTGTTCCTGCATTCAATGTTGCTGTTACAACTAATTTCCCATTTACTATTGATGCTGTAAATACTAATGCAGATGTATCTACTAATGATTCTCCTGCATATACAGTCCTTAATTCTTCATTTAGATAGGCTCCACTCCCTGCAATATTCTTTACTATCTCTATAGTCCCTGTTGCTAATCCGGTTCCTCTAATAGCTTTATAATTAAATCTAACTAGAGATTCACTAGTAAATGTAGTTAATACTACTGAACTTCCTGCTCCTGATATTCCTGTTGTTGTTATAGTAGGGAAGAATCCTATAACATCTTTATTCAAATTACTATCTATTCTTGTAAGAACATTATTATTAGAACTATCAAATCCCCAATAATAAGAATTATCATTTATCTGACCTTTAGTAAATTCACTAAAATCTACTTGTGCTGATAATAAAATATTATGACTTTCCATAATTGATGTTTTATGAGAAAGAGTAAAGGGAGATGTTACTCTCCCTATTACTTTCCCTCGATTTTATTAAAGAATCCAAAATGCTAATAATTCATTTATTGTATTATCTGCTGATCCTGGCAATACATCTGCTGATAAATCTGTTGCATCAAAAATATCTGCTCTTAATACTGATTTAGGAATATACAATTCTATTTTAGTTTGATAACTATTTACATGACTTGCACCATGAATAGCATCTACACTTAATTGTTTAGGATTAAGAGTAAATTTAACATATTCTGCTCCGGCAGTTGTTACAGTCCTTCTAATTGCAAATAAAAGGTCTCCTGCATGTTCTACTGTTGCAAAGATACGTTGTACATCATCTGCTGTTAAAGAACTGAATCTTCCTTTAGGACTTGCCATATATGATATAGATGCATTAGTTGTATATGGAGCAGTTGCTGTATATGGAGAATCATAAGTTCCTGCATAATATGGAAATTGAATATCTAATCCTGTACAAGTACTTTCTATTCCTGCTATTAAAATTGTTGAATCATGAAAAACTGCATTAAGACCTGTATATGCTGCTATTACATCTGTTACAACTGAAATATTTGTTCCTGTTGTACATGTCCCAACTAATGCACCATTTCTATAAAATAATCCATTTACTGCTGCTGCAAATGAATCAGAAGATGTTAAATCTGCAAGATAATATGATGTCTCTGTAGCCCAATCACTATCATATTCTACATTAAAAGAAATATCATCATAAAGATTATCTAATAGAATTTCTCTTCTTGTTACAGTTGCATCTACTAATGTGCCAATAGAATAATCATATCCTGCATTAATAGATGTAAGAAGATATGTATCTGCATCAATCCAATACATTTTAAGTATTGTATTTACATTTGTATTTGCATTAAATTGTCTTGCTAATTGACCATCTGCAAAAGCTCCAATAGTTATAGTTACAGTAGCAGAAGCCGTAGTTGCTAATGATACTGTAATAGAATTAGAATTAGAACCCTCATTATTTTTAATTAAAATAACTGTTCCAGAAGCTATTCCTGATCCACTAATAATATCACCTTCATTATATTTTGCATTATCTGCATCTGTTATACCATCAATTGTTGTATTTGTATGTGTCGTACCACTAAATGTTACTGCAGCAGCACTAGCAAATGCATAAGTTGTTCCATCTGCTTTAGTTACTGTAAATCCACTTGCATCTGTATGATCTGCATCTACTATTACATATGCTCTTCTTGCTCTTACTATTGCTCCTGTTGGAGTTGATGTATCAAATTGTTTGTTATTTGTATCACCAGTAATCAATGAGATAATTTCATCTTCTTGTGCAATAGCTTTATCAATTTGATAAGTACCTGGAGCATCAGTTAATCCAGTAATCCTACCACCATAAGTTTTACCCCAATCGATAGTCTCACTATTATCTATACTACCTAGATTTTTACGTTTCGTAACTACTTTGATTCCATAATCAATTGCTGCAGCAGTATAAGTTCTTGTCAATGATAATGCGACAATTTTTTTTACTGCTGACTGTGTTTCTACTTTTGACCATGAAGCTGTTGAACCTCCTGAAACTTCAATTCCTCTTTCTTTTAAGATGAATTTTTTTACAGTATCTTTATCTGTATATACTCCCATTGTTAAAGGTCCTGGTGATTCGATAAAGAATTTCTGTGTTGGATAATTTGTGTTCATATTTTTATTTTTATTAAATTTTATTTACTTTTTTGTCTTATCATTTCCTCTTGTAAAAAAGATTGCCATCTAGGATCTTTTATCCTTTCAAGATAAGTTCTAACCGCAATATCTACTATCTCCTTCTGTACTTCACTACTAAACTCACAATTAACATGAGATGTTCCATTGACATCAAAGAATATCGCTACAGGCTTTCTTATGTATTCTAATCTCATAGCATATGCTGTTGAATTAGTTCCTGTAATTAATACTATCTTATCTGCCATTCTCTCATAGTATAATCTGGAATCTTTAGGACATCTAAAAGGATTATCCATAATTACATTCCTCTGATCTGCTCTCATAATTTTAGCATCTAACCATTCTGAAATACCTGTTAAGTCACATTCATTATCAGTACCATAAGTTATTTTAAAACTTACTACTAATAATCTCATAAACTCAGGATATACTTGTGTTGAATTTGGTGTAGTTGTTAAATTATTTAATGTTAATGTTGAAGTGCTTATAGGATAACCAAAGATTGATGTACTATAAACCGTTCCTGATGAATATTCAGTTCTTATAGGATAAAGAATATTACTATTATACTTACATGTTCCATCTGTTACTACAGTGACTCTTTGTAAGTCATTAATCTGTTTCTCATTTAGTTCAGGTGTAAGACAATTAGTCTTCATCCATTCATCTTGACCCCAATCGTTTATCAATCGATTAAATGATTCAGGTCTTAGAATGGATGTCGAATTCTTCTTTATACCATCTAAAACGGCAATGTACATATCTTCTGCTGTAGCTATCATTCTATTCTAAATCTATTTTATTAGAATCTTCATTATCTTTAGACTTGTCTTTTTTACTCTCTTTTATGGCTTTGTATTTTTTCCCATTATCAATCTTCTTCCGGAAAGTTACTAATGATACTTCTGATGGATTAATGACAAGAATAGAATCATAAATCTTTTCTGCCTTGTCGAAATCATCCATCATAATAGCTATCGCCAAATCTCCTTTAAGAGTGTTTAATGATTGATTGTCTATACTATCTTTTTTCTCATCTATAGTTAGAGTTGATACTTCGATATGTGACATCCAACGGGTTTTATACTTCATACCAGCTTCTGATGAAATGAACTTATTTATTTCATCTAAATTATCTCCTAAATATTGCTGACCATCAAAATAAGAATTACCTTTTTTAGTAATAAGTCCTTTATTTTCTGCTTTTAGAATAAATAAATCTCTATCTACAGAAGGACCAAAACATGATATTACTTCATTAGGATTACTAGTTGCATATTCCATTAGTTTATCTTGAATCATAAGAGGAGAAAGACCATTAACATCTATTCTACAATCTGCTATTTTATAATTTAGTAATATAGCCAAATCTACAAACTTGTTAATATTAGAATTTCTATTAATAAAGGACATAGCTTTAAATACTAAGTTCTTTTGATTAATTCTTTCTTCTGCTTCTTTTTCTGCATCTTCTAAATAAAAATAATGCGTTCCTGGTACTACATCTTTCTTTGATTTAGCAACAATATCTTGATATCTTAAAAAATTCAACTCAGCATAGTCTTTAGCATTCTCTATTTCTCCCGTGACATCATCTACAGTATTATTATATCTTCTCATATGTTGAATTCTAACCCTAAAGTCAGCTTTAATAACATATTTGAATTTTTTTAACTGTTCATCTGTCAAAGGTGTTGTTCCTTCGATTTGCTCTTTAGTAAGATTTCCTTTAGTTGAAGGATCTCTTACATCTATATGCTGTCCTGTAATATATGTATTCATTGCTGAATTGTATATTGCAATTGCAGGATATGTTTCTTTACGGTATCTAGGATCTACTGATACTACTCTAACCATTTTTTCTTTTTCTCTTTTCATCTCTATTTTATTTTTATGAATTATAAGGTCTAAAAATCCTTGTTACTTTAGTTCTTGAAATAACCCCTGTTTGGAATAGGAAGTGTTTAGAAGTTCCATCTACTGATGTTGCCATCTCCCCTCCTTTGTTAATCCCACTTATTGTTCCCATTGTAGGTTTCCTTAACTGTACTAACTCAACTTGATTTTCGCCACCTTGTGTTTGTCCTAAAGGTACTACATAACCATCCCATGAAGATTTAGGTGTATTATCAGAAAGCATCTTGGTAGGTCTTCCTGTATTTGTACCATCTAAATATCTCCATCTTTTAGGAACGATTCGTACACCATCAACTTCATAATATGCATAAGAGTTATTAACTCCCTTTTCTGAACCTGATCCTTCTACATTATTATTCTGTGTTACAAATCCAGATTCTCTCATAAGTTTTGAAAATCCACTAATGAATTTCTGTCCTGCTATGATAGCTACTTCTGTAGTTCCATCTTTCCCTACTCTCAAATCTACATCTTGCATTAGACCTTCAATCATTTTCATATTTACAGTATTGTAAGGATAATCGTAAGCTCCATCACCCTGGTTCATAACTCCATCTCCAGTGATTATTTCTTTTCCTAACTTATTATGTAAAACTACTGTTCCATCTACTGTAACTGATGATTTACCAAATACTAAAGCATATTCATGTAATCTTGCTGCAGCGGCCATCATTTTATCTTCTTCCTCTAAAAGATAAGTTTTAACACCTTTTCTAGATTCTGTCCATAACTTAGACATTTTCATTGCTTCGGCAGTTCCTGAATATGACATTTTTACTCTTTGAAGTGTCATATAAGCATGACCCCAAGTAGCTCCAAATTGATGTTTTTCATTTCCTGTTTCTGAAAAGTCATGTTCGTAAGCTGTATTTCCAATACCACACTCACTTCCGTCCTCGAATAATACAACATTTGCATATTCAGAAGTATCTTTGGTAAGTAATTTTACTTCATATCTCCAACATCCTGAAGCTACTTCTACTGGAAGTGCGGTGTCATAAATAAAAAGTTGTGTTTGATTATCATTAAGTTCGATTATTTCATTTGGTCCAAACCAATTTGAATCCAGATATACATAAAATGCTGATTGGTTTTTCCCAGGTTCTGTTGCATAAATTGTACTTTCATAAGTAACTCCTGCTGCATTAACTTTAAAATGACATTTTCTAATATCACTCGTTGGTATTGCATACTGTACATGGTTAGAACCTACTACTCTTACTTTCTTAGACATCATTCCATCAAATAAACCTCTTGTTTTAAGTCCTTTCATGTTTAATAATGTACTAAATGGGGTATCTTCATTATACAATTCGAAAATTGTAGGAAGATAATCAGGATTATTAATCCCTTGCTGAACCAAACTATAACTAGAAATTGATTCAGTACTAATTTCTGGGTTTATACCCGGTAAATATCTCATGATTTTAATTTTTTATTGTTAATCTATTCTCTTTTTCTCTATTCTAAATCGCCAGGAAGTGGAAAACTATTAGCAAATCCATTATTAGCAGATTGTTGAATATTAGGTTTAATATCCAATTTTTCTAATATTTTTTCTTTATTCCCTTCTTTAACTTCGGAAATATATTTCTTCATACTTCCACTATCAACCTTATGTAACAAAAACATCATCTTATACAAGTTAGTCTCATTGCTTTGCAAAAACTCTTGCATCTTAGTCGTTCCTGTCTCAGGATTATATTTCGTAAGATTGTCAAATACTGTATTGAATTCCTTTCTTTCACTTTCTGTGATAGGAACTCCTCCAATATCTTTAACCTTATTCATTTCATTAATTACTTTCTGAACTTGAAGATTTCTTTTTTTATCCCAATCTTCTAATTCTTTTTTTTGTTTTTCTGTCTGTTGACTTAGTTGTTGTTGTTCATAGTCTTTATTCCTCTGTTGAATGGAATATTTATAATTAGTAACTTCCTTATCCATTTCAATAGCACTTAACTTATTTAAGTAAGTTTCTATATCTGATTCTGAATATTTTAGTTTCCCTGTTTCATCTTTTTGATTTGCATAAATGGTTTTTAAAAAATCTTTACCATTTAATGACATTATATCTAATGAGGATTTTTTACTATCCATCCATTTCTTCATATCAAAATCAGGATTCTTTTTATTTGTCTTGTATTCTTTTACAAAATCATCCTCTTCTTCTTGATTATTAAATTCAGTATTCTTATAGATTGTATCTAATAAAATTTCAAATTTATCATCTTCTGTAATAGGAGTACCATCAGATTTCTTCCCTGTTTTTATCTCTTCCGGAATATCCCATGGTTTATCATCTGTATGTAATTTAGATTTTAATTTCTTCCAATATGCATCTACCTCTTGAGTTGTTAAACTGTTTTCTTCTTTCTTTTCTGTTGGAATTATTGGTTCTTTTTTCTCTATTATAGGATTTTTTGTTGGATCGATTTTCTGTAATAATTCTGGATCAACATTTTCTCCTGAAAAACTTTTATCTATAATACTAGATATCTCTTCTGGACTAACTGATTGTCCTCCTTGGTTATTTCCTTCTTCTTCTATATGTAGAATTAGACTTGGAAACATCTGTTTTCTAAAATTTCTAAATAATCTCATTTCTCTATTTTTATTAAATTAATACAAATATATATAACTATTTTATATATTCCTTGCTTCTACCATTATTTTTTTGTGTCATTCCTGTTTTACTAGTATTTCCTATAAGAGTTTTAATCTGTAATTCTAATGCTTTTAATCTTTCATCCATGACATTAGATCTATTTTGTTCCATTAGATATGAACCTTCTGTTTCTCTTTCTGATATTATCTGTGCTTCTTTTAATTTAGCATTATCATCAGCAACTTTTTGATTTAAGAATAGTTGTTCTTGTTCTAATTTTAATTTCCCATTACCTAATTGTTCTTTGAGTTGTAAATCTAATTTCTTTATCTCTATTTCTTGTGATTTTATTTGTTGGTCCATCTGTCCTTGAAGTTGAATAAGTCTTTCCTGACCTTGATTCTGTGCTTCTATATTAGATTGTTGACTTTGTTGAGCAAATTTTAATGCTTCATCAGTAAAGAATTCAAATTTCTTTTCTAAATCTTTAACTGTCTGAGTAGAATAAAGTTTAATTATATCTCTAAAAGGTAATGAACCTTTATTATATTCTTGTAAAGCAAACTGTTTTAATTCTTTTAGATTCTGTTCTTGTAATGTATTATTCTCTACATCTATTCCTATATCTATTTTATTAAGTACTCCGGCTGGCACCTGAAAAGTTTCTGTTTTCATGTTGTCTGATTTATAATCAAACATTCCACCATCTTTATACATATATTTAGTAGCAAGATTTAATGCTATCTCAAATGCTCTACGTTCATTTTCATCATGTTCAGAATATATTATTTCTGTAATAAGACTATTCTGTTGTATTGCCATCTGATATGTAGCTACTTGGTCATTGCCTGAAACCTGTCCTTGACGTTGTGGACCAACTCCAATAATATTTCCTAATGTATAATCTAAACTTTGAAGCATATTATCAAGATACTGTATTGCTGGTGTTACACTATCATCAAAACTTCCAAATTGATTATATGTAGCAACTTTCCCGTTTTTCTTAACTGATTCAATATATTGTACTCCTAATTTCTTTTTATATTCCCATTCTGATTTTGTCATACCTTCAGGCAATTGAGACAAATCCATTATTGTTCCTTTAACACCTGATGTTGCTAATAGAAGTTCTCTATGATAGTTTATCAAGTTATAAAGTTTTTGAAGGTCTTTTGTATCCCAAACTAATGAATAAGGTCTATCTATTATACTATTAAATGTCTTACCTATTACAGGAAGACATGTCCATGAATAACTTTCATTAGAATATAATCTTATAGGTTTTTTCTGTGCTAATACTGTTAAGTCATTACCTAATATAACTAATTCAAATATTTCATCTATATATCTTGTTTCTAACTGTTCTCCTTTTGTTCCTAAGATAACATCTTTTTTATCATATTCTCTTCCAGTTTCTTTATCGATATAAACTTTCTTTTTCTGTTCCCAAAATAATTGTCCATTATTAACAACTTTTTCATCATCATCTAAGAAATGAATAAATGATTTTCCTTCTTCATAAGGATTTGGAGATTTTTTTACTTGTATCTCTTTGGGACTTCTAAACCATATATGACTTTCTTCTATTTGTTCTGTATCACTTTCTGAACTTGAATATAATAAACTTCCAGTATTTATTACATTTTTCCATGAACTATTCAGAAATCCCATGTTCCTTGTATTACTTTGAAAGTCTGAATCTAATAATGTTATTTGTTCTTTAGTTAATTTCCATTTATCAATAGCTTGGGATTTTGTTAATGATTTAGATATTTTAACCCACATACCATCTTGAATCCATTCAATGCCTTCAGTTGTAGGATATGTTACATCTATCATATTTAATGATTCAAAGAATATCTTCTTCTTTCCTGGAACCATATCTACATAATAAGCTTGTTTTCCTGTTACTATATGAGAAATAAAATTCTTTAATGATTGTCTTTCTATATCTAATGACTTTCTTAATTTAAGGGCTAATTTTTGAATTATATCTTCTATGATATCCTTTACTTCATATTTATAATAAATATTGATTTTCTCTGCATCTTTTTCAGTAAATAGAAGTTCTCTCTCTATCTTCTGTGATGCTGAATTAAATTGTTCTTCAATAATTGGCAACTGCATTTGTAATTGTTGCTGTTGTATTGCTTCTTCTTGTGTTTGAGGTTCTTTAGATAATATCTGTTGTAATTGATTTTTTTGTTGTTCAATACTCTTTAATTGAATATGATATTGTGAAACCCTACTTTCGGTTTCATTAATATATTTATCAAAGATATTATGTATCTGTCTTGCTGTCTTTTCATTCTTCCCTTCTGTATCTGATATACCAGCACCAAAAACAAATGGTCTATGCTTCTGTTGAGATATTAGAACATTAATAGCTTTTTTTTGTATAGGTATATGCCTTACTTTAGCCGGAAGATAATAATCTGATTCTCCTACTGTACCATTAGGAATTCTTGTAAGATAATCAAACTCTTTATCATTAAAGATATTATGGTAATACATCCAACATTCTATATCCTGTTTCATCTGACTAGGATTTTTAGTTGCAATCTTATTTATCTCTAATCCTTTCTTTTCTATCCATTCTTTTGTTTTTTTACTTGAAGGGATTAAATGACTTGTAATTGTATCGTTCTGTGACATATTCTATGATTTAACGAAATGTTGAAACTAAATTTCCTTGACTATCTCTTATATAACTTAATGTCTTTGTCTTCTTTACATCTGATTCACTATATGCTTTCATCTCTTTCTCATCCTGTTCACATACTGTACATAATGATGTTGCTATAGTAATATCACAATTATATTTTTTCTGTGGATTATATTTAAATCTTGACCATGCTTCTAATAATACTATATGATTACATTTTTCTATATTTTCTTTTACTTTTAAATATGATTTTTGCATTACTAACCAATCAGGTTTTGTAGATGGATCTATTCCATATTTATTTGTATTCCTTGAATCTTTAACTAAATTAGCTGTAATAAATTCAGGTCTTAATTTTAATATTGACAACATATTATTATTTCTATACCAGTCAAATATAAGTTTATTTGACCATTCTATAAGATTAGAAGTATTATATGCTATTCCCAACATTGCTGTATGTTCATAGAATAATTCTCTTCCTCCTTCTCCTGTTGTTGGTCTTTCCAATATTCCTGCTACATATATATTATATGTCTTATTTGCATTTAAAAATCCCTTTTTTACCCAACTTGAACCTAATGATGTTGAATATCCTGCTTCATCTTGATCATAACTATCTGTTCCCTGTCTATATAGATTTGCATATATTTTTCCTTCATTATCTTTCTCGGGTAATTCTGAAATCATAAATGCTCCTAATGGATCCGGTTCAAAGATAACTCCTTCAAAAGGAGATTTAGGGTTTCTCCAATATCCTCTATATCTCTTTTCTACTTGTGCTTCTCTATGATTATTGATAAATGCTTTTCTTTCATTACACCACATAGATACTTCTGCTCCAAAATATCCTCCTTGTTTTGATGAAAATATTTCTGAAAGTTTCACAGGTTTCATTACTGTATTGATATATCTATCTTCTATACTTTTTACCTGTCTTTCCTTTTCTAATTTTAATAATGATTCTTTCACTAAAGAATTTCCATCTTTATCTATTATTTCAAATTTATATGCAGGAACAAATCTACATATCTTACCTAATCCATCATTTTCTTCAAATGTATTATCAAACTCTAAAAGATTATTTTTATCTGGTTTATAAGCCATTTTCTCCATGTCTGCAACACCATTCTCTATATTGCCTCCGGTACCAATAAAAATTTTATATCCGGTTTTAACTCCTTCTGCTTCTAATGATGAATCTACTGTTTCAGATACTTCTTTTACTAAACCTTTCTTCCATATCCCTATCTCTTCAAGATGTAATTTTGAAGGTGTTAAAGAAGATACTGCCTCTGAATTATTCAAACAAGTTATAGAATAAACTTCAGAACCTGTATTTTTAGTTCTTATATAATCTTCACTATTTCCTCCTTGTGCAAATTCCTTAAAAAATTGTCCATTTCTAAGATATCCTAATCCTCGTTTTACCATTCGCATAGTATTCTCATTATATTTATCTTCTCCTGCTACAATTACATTCTGTGCATTATTATAAAATAAATATTCATAAACAGTATCACAAGCCTCTTCTTCCGAATATCCCTTCTGTCTTGATTTACATGTTAAACTATCTTTAAATTCTCTTTTCATTCTTTCTCTAATATGCCAATTATCAAAAGATAAATCTGTAAACTTTGGATATAATACATCTTTCCTTGTCTTCTTATCATTTAATCTTTTTATTTTCCAGAAATTTAAATAGAAATAATGTTTTCCTGTTATATGTACTAATCCATCTTTTATTGTTATATCTAAATCTTTAAAATAAACTTCTTTATTTCCTTTTTCAATTATATTACCTCCATAATAGCAGTATTCCCCATTAGCAAATTCATATTTCATTTGTTCTGTTATATAACAATCTCCTCCTTCAGTAAACGAATTAGGTACTGTATATCCATTAATACATCTCTCTCGTTGTTTTATCCACCATTCTTTATCTACTATAAAATTACCTTCTTTAAGGAATTCTTTAGTAATACTATTAGAGTCTAAATGAAAATAATCTTCTTTAATTGGAAGATCATTTTCATATATTACAGGACTAAACCTCTTTGTATCTATAAATCTATAACTACTCATTAGATTCTTTATTATCAAACAATCTTGTATCTTCTCCTTTTTTAGACTGGTCTTCTTTCATTACTTTTTTCTTCAATGTTTCTTCAAAATCTATAAGGTCAGAACATTTTTTTAAACATTTAAACTTCTCTTCTGAATTATCTATTTCTATATATTGAGAAACTTTATAATCTACCATTTCTGATGATGTTGCATAAGCAGGAACTTTAACTGTACATTCAACTTTATGTTTTATCTTTAATGGAATATCAGAAAGATATGTTATTAATTCATCTATGTCTTTTAATATCTTATTATAAAGTCTTGATGTATGAGTAGTCTGATCTTCTATATATCTCAAAATTACATTCCTTACCTTTTTATTTTCTTCGAAATCTGCTATCTCTCCTCCGGAATGTTTTAATGCTAACTTTTTTCTTTGACTTAAAAGATTGTTTTTATATTCTCCATCAAGTTTATATGTCCAATAGATATATGTCATACATTTATAAAAGAAAGGTTTAGATTCAGATCTCTTATCAGTCTTATATAAATCTAATACTTCTTCTAAACACATTCCTTCTTGTGTTACTTTGACATTATTTTCTTCATCTAAATATAGAAACATATTATTCCCTTTTTGGTTTTCTCTTACAAGCCATTTTGTTTAGTATTTAATATATAATCTAATGTTAATTCAAAGTGCATTGGATCTTTTCGTTTAAATCTTCCTCCCCAATAAAATCCTTCAGATTCAAAAATAGCAATTATTTTAGGATTCATATTTCCTGTAGTACATAATTTATTTTCTATTTCATTAACATCAATAGAAATACCCCAACTATGAGTTGACCATATAATTGGATTAGTTTTCTCATATCCTCTAATAGGACGTATATTAAAACAACTTATCGATTTAATTTCTCTTTCTAATCCTTCTTGTTTTATTTTAAATAGAACTTTTTTAAGAGGTAAAGAAGTAATTGCATTAATATAAATTCTTTTAGGTAAACAAGAATATGCTAATTGTAATTCTATATCAACATTCATCATTATCATATAATGATTCGCATTAATATTTGGTTCTCCAAATAGTTCTAATCCTTTTTTTGATGTTACTAATTTAGTCATTATCTTTTTTTTCAATTAGTTTAGTCATTATAGTACATTTAGGACACATACAATATTTTATTGTATTATAAATAAAAGTGTCTTTTTCTTTTATAGTAAACTCTTGCTTACAATGTTCACAAATATATTTCATTTTCTATATAAAAATTTAATTGCATTATCAAATGAGATTTTTTTAAATCTTTCTTCTCCTATACTATTCTTTAAATCATTATAAAAATCATATTCCGATTTCCTTGTTGAATTCATAGAAAAATCTGAACCATATATTATCTTTTCGGATATTAAAGGATCATCAATTAATTCTTTTATAATAGGAAAATAATTTTTATTATTTGCTGTGAAAGATATATCTGAAAAAACTCTTTTATAAGTCTGCAACATTCCTTTAATTATAAGAAACCAATTATCATCAAAATCTTTTTTAAGATATTTATCCCAATAATATTCTGATCCAAAATGTGCAAAACTACAATTTACTGTATCATATACTTTAAACAATCCTTTATAATTTAAAGGATGAGAAAAATATGAAGATAAAGTCCTTTTACTTTGATTAAAATCTATTTTATTATAAAAGATACTTCCCGATAATGCTTTTTTAAATTCTTCTTTTGTTCCTTGAAAATGGACGGGATTAAAAGGAGAACAATGAAATATCATAGAAAGATTAAATCTTTTACAATACTCAAATATATTTATCATTTCTGCAGTATCTGGAAGATGTCCTAAATTGGGATATATTTTTACTCCTTCAAATCCATAAACCTCATGTGCTAATAAAAGATTATCATAATGATTAGTATTTCTAGGATCAAGATGAATAAAAGGGATAATATTTTGATGCCTTTTAGATAATTCACCAATTTCTGTTATTTGTTCTCGATATGGTTGTCTTACTTTCCCTGCTCCCATTTGAGACATATCCATAGTAATAACTATAAATTGAGTACCATGAGGATAAACACTACTACATAAATCAAATATAGCATCCTGAGAAGGTAATTTCCCTATTCTAATAAATTCAGCATATTTTTCTATATAATCTTTATGAGTAAATGGAATAATATTTTTTAAAAATGAAGTCATAATATTATAACCTATTTGTGTTCTCATTATAGGTATTAATCCTAATGGTAAAAATCCATCAGGGACTGTTTTATCAGTAAAAGTATGTATATGACAATTATACATTATTTAATAATATTTTTAATTATTGGTAATTGACCATTTTGATCTTGTTTTAATGTAATAGAAATATAAGATAATCCTGCTGTTAATGCTACACCTATGATTCCATTAAAATTTATTGCATTTATATCTATTCCTTTTTCATTAGAAACTAACTGAATTAATGATGTAACTACTCCTGATAATATTGTAATAACTAATCCTTTAATCCATTCTCTTTTATTCAATTTATTAATTGAACTATTTATTGTTTCCATAACTTTCACTATTTTAAATTTATTTTATCAGCCACTTTATCTATTCGTTCATGTATGCGATTAATTGCTTGATCTGTTTTTTTCTGATTCTCTAAGTTTAATTCCTTGTCTTTATTAATTTCATCCTGAAGAGACTCTTTATTTGTGTCTATGATTTTAATTAAGTTATCATTATACACTTTGAAATTTTTGGAAAAACACTCATTTACCACTCTTGTTATTATTTCTATAAGATAAGTATTTGCAATTTTTACTTCATTAAATGAACTTATTTGTTCGTTCAGTTTATCGCTCATTTCTTTATATTTCCCATTGTGCGAAGTATTACAGATTTCTCGTTTATCTTTTAATTCTTTTAAATCAGACTTTTGTTCTTTTATATCGGTTTTCAACTCTGTTTTTATCGATTCTAATTCATTCTCTAAGTGCTTGATATTTTCAGTATTTTCTTTAGTTTTATACTTAATACCAAAAAATACTCCAAAAGCTACAGATAATGTACCTAATATTGATAACACTGATAAAGTTGTATTTAAGTCTAATTCCATTATTTTATTAGATAGTGTGAATACTATTTGTTATTATAAAGTTCTATGGTCATAGTATTTATTTTTATTTATTAATTAATAATACATTTACCAAGTTATTACTCCTTTAATTATAATTTTAAAAATCGTAGCTGTACCTGTCGATGGAGTTGTAATTTTTACAGACACTGGACCCGGACCAAAAACTCTGTTTGCATTACTTAGAGGAATGATATTGTCTTCAACATTTGTCATACTTGCTCCTGTTATATAAGTTACTGTTCCATTAGCGGTGGAAAAGAGTATATTGCAATCAGGAGCTGTGCATGTTCCATCTAACTTCGAAATAAACATTTCGATACCTAAAGGTGATAATCCGCAAGCTCTCTTTCCTGAAGGGACTGTAAAAAGAATTACCGAATCGGTCGTCAGGCAGTTAATTTCTTTTGCAAAAAAATGTGTATATATTCCTGACCCTAAATTACTGATTAAGGTGTCTTGATTTTGCCCATCAAGTAACACATCTCGACCGTCAACAGTACCTGTTACGGCTATATTGCCATTTACTGTAATGTCACCTCCTGAAGGGGTAATAGTTAAGTCACCGCTCGATGTGGTTAATAAATCGACATAATTGGCAGCTGTGCCGTTTGCATCGTTATAAGTTAATCTTAGATTATTGCCATCGACTGAATTAATTTCAATTTGCTTGTCGGGTGCAGTTGTCATAATGCCTAATTTCCCATCTGCCAAAATCCTCAACCTTTCACTGCCGGTAGTTGTTATATTATTTGCTGCGGTGAAAAAAGATATGTATGAAGCGGCGTTAAAGTAAGCAGTGCCACCGCCTATTTTTAAAATATTTTCGGTAGAGGTTGAATTCGCAAAGATTAACCCCATCGGCTCTTCAGTATCCGAAGTATAATGAACCCCGCAAAATCTTACAGTTTTCTCAGCGTTATTTGTAATTATTCTTGCATCTTTATTTGCTCCAAGTCGCAAAGAAAAATAACCTGAATTTAAATAACAATCTGCCCCGTTAACTTCTATTAATGAATTAGTTTGTAAAATTTGTGCATCTCCATTATCAAAGTCAATTACGCCACCTTCAGCAATAAACAAATCTGAAAACTGATGAGTAGCATCACCCAGATAGGCTCCATCGATTGCATCAGGGATGATTCCAGTATTAGCTGTGATTAAATTACTTGCGATTAATCCACCGGTCGAATTAACTGTTAGTCCTGTAGCGGTTTTCGGATAAAGCAATCCCAATCCATATAAATTGGTTTGAGATTCTATTTTCCCCACAGCCTCAATAGTTGAACTACTTCTAATTGTAGCGGTCGTTTCTATTGGATAAGTTGACGAAATGTTCGAATTAAAAAAGACCGGAGATAATGACAATGTCGAAGCTCCATCGGCAGTAAATGCCTTTAGTGTGTCAGAATAGACACTCGTTTCAATTGTGACAGTTGATGGTTTAAATTTAAAAATCATAAACTTACCGCCTCCGCCCAGAGCTTCACCCTGATAATCAGTTTTAACTTGATGAACAATATTACCGTAAGTGCCTATATCATTAGTTATAACAGTCCCATTAGGAATAGACAGATGTGCTGATATAATAACTAATATTCTCTTATTTATTTTCACAAAATTATTCCACATATTTTCCGCATCTTGTGTCGGGGGCACGGAATAGCCATCACACCCGTAAGGGTCGTTGTGGAGTGTTCTGTATCCATTTTCGTTAAGATAAGAATGAGTCGTTATAATTACATCATAAGTTGGATTAGCGTTTATAACTCCTTGTGCCCATGTCAACGCTTCGGGGCGTGGGAAAACCTCAAGAGCTATTATAATTATATTTTTTGTGCCCTGAGTAAATTTCACGTAATAATTTTCGGTTAAATCGTTGTATGCGTCGCCGTACCATGTCTTACCCGCAAAATATGCCTCTCCAAAATATGTGTTAAACATAGTCGTGTTACGTCCTTGAACATTAATAGCAGGGTAATCGTGATTTCCAATGACTGGCATATATATTATTCCTGCGGTTTTGATCGTGTCAAAACCTTTTTGAGCTTCCGCAAATTGAGTCGCACCGCAATCATTAGTCAAATCACCTGCACTGATGACCGCCACTATATTACTATCAACTTTATTTGCCTTAATCCAATCGCACATCCCTTCCCATACAGCAGGGTGAAATTCAACCATGTTTTGAATGTCGGGGAGAAATATAATTGTAAAATCAGTTTCGGTATTTCGAATGCCGGAAATAGTGTCTGTATTTAAATATTCTGTAGCAATATCATTCGTGCCTAAATTCACATTTCCTGTAGCTCCGGTATATGGGACAAAATAAGCAAGTGAATCGTTTGTGTGTGCTTGGATAGTATCGACATAATTGATAGTAACGACTTTCAATGAGTCGGAATAATCATTAGCGTGAGCTTCTGCTGTATCGACATAATTGATAGTAAC